CGTGCCGGTCGCCGATGTCGAAGACGCGTTGCGTGTCGCTGCCCGCGATCTGCCTTGTGTCGAGGTCGGAATGGACCCCTACCGCTGGCAGCGGTCCATGCAAGTCCTCGAAGACGACGGCTTGCCGATGCTCGAGTACCCGATGGGCAGCGTCGAACGAATGGTCAAAGCGTGGAAAGCGTTCTATGACGCGGTCCTCGACGGCACGTTCACCCACGACGGTGACCCACGACTGGCCCGCCATGTCGAAGCGATGGTCTTGAAGATCGACGCTAGGGGCGCACGCCCCACCAAAGAACACAAAGCCTCGACCCGCCACATCGACCTCGGTGTCTGTGCGGTCGCCGGCCTAGAGCGTGCCGTCTGGCATGCGAACCACTCACCGACTGCGCCGTCACGGCCGCAGATTCTCGACCCTTGGAGCCTTACCGATGCGTGAACGTCTCACCACCATCGCCGAGGCCATCGGTGCAGCGCTCATCGTGGCCGGCGTTGCTGCCGTGTCAATCCCCGCTGCCCTTGTCGCTGCGGGCTGTGCCCTCATAACCCTCTCGTGGGCGGCGAACCGATGAGCTTCCTGTTTGAACGGCGCTCTGCCCCGCTGGCTTTGCAACCGGCCGGGTTCACTATCGGCAACAACTGGACCGGCGAAACTGTCACCGAAGACTCAGCCCTCGAGGTCGCCGCCGTTCTGGCGTGCGTGTCTCTCCTGGCTGACTCGGTGGCGTCGCTGCCGCTGCGGGCTATCAAGCAGATCGGCGATCGTAACGAACCGCTGGCTGTGCCGGCATGGATTCAGACCCCGGCGCCGACGGTCACTTCTTACGAGCTGATCCACATGCTGGTCAGTTCGCTTGCTTTGCACGGCAACGCCTACGCGGTCCTCGACTACGCCGGCGGTCTGCTCAAGTCGATCACCCCACTGCACCCCGCCCACGTTGTCGTCACTGTCGTCGACTCGAAGCGCACCTACAACGTCAACGGCGTCGACGTGCCAGCCGACGACATGATGCACCTGCGGTGGTTCACTTCCCCGCAGCAGGCCAAGGGCATCTCACCGATTCACACGCAGCGCACCACGATCGGCCTGTCGCTGGCGATGGACCGCCACCTCGCCCAGTTCTACGGCGAAGGAGCCACGCCCTCCTCGGTCCTCGAGACCGACGCGGAGATGACTGTCGAAGCCGCCAAGGTTCTGCAGGCAACTTGGGAGTCTCAGCACCGTCGCCGCCGCCGCCCCGCCGTCTTGTCGGGTGGGCTCAAGTGGCGTGCCGTCTCGGCCTCTGCTGCGGACATGGAACTCAATGCGACGCGAGAAGCCCAGATTCAGGAGATTGCGCGCATCTTCCGAGTCCCCGCACATATGGTCGGCAGCTCAGGCCCATCGCAGACGTACCAGAACATCGAGCAGGCCGGCGTTCAGTTCGTGACCTACACGCTGTTGCCCTGGTTGCGTCGCATCGAAGACGCCCTCAGCAACCTCATGCCCACGCCGCAAGTTGTCCGCTTCGACACCTCGGCGTTCCTGCGGGCCGACACGATCAACCGTTACCGCGCCCACCAGGTCGGCATCAGTTCCGGGTTCATCACACCGAACGAAGCCCGCAACACCGAAGGCCTCGAGCCTTTCGTGGGCGGCGACGAGTTCTTCCTTGCCCTTCCGGGTGCCCCGATGGCCGGCCCCGGCGTCGACTTGCCGCCCGTCGGCGTCGATGCCGACCCGCCCCAGTAGTCAAAGTCTCAGGAGATCCGCATGACCGAAGAAACAGTCTCAGAAGTGGAAGACGTTGTAGCCCCCGTGGCTGTTCGCTACACGGCCGTCGAGGTCGAAGCGCGCAAGGTGGCCGGTCGCGACGTGGAGTTCCGCACCGTCGAAGTCGGGAACCTCGAGCTGCGTGCCGTCGAAGGCGACGATGACAACGCGATGCCGATGCGCTTCTCTGGTTACGCCGCTGTGTTTGACTCTCCGTCGGAGCCGCTGCCGTTCATCGAGACGATTGCTCCTGGCGCGTTCACCCGGTCGCTGCAATCTGGTCGAGAGACCCGGATGTTCCTGAATCACAACACCGACCAGGTGCTGGCGTCCACGAAGTCCGGCACGCTAACTCTGGTCGAGGACGCGCGCGGCCTACTGGTCGAAGCCGAACTCCCCGACACTTCCTACGGTCGTGACCTGTCGGTGCTGATCCAGCGCGGCGATGTGCACTCGATGTCGTTCGGATTCTCGGTGCCCAGTGGTGGCGAGTCCCGATCGGCCGACGGGCAATCGAGGCGCCTGAATGAGCTGATACTTCACGAGACGAGCGTCATAACCGGCTTTCCGGCATACGCCGCAACCGAAGGCGTACAGGTCCGCAGCACCGAAGAACTCCCAGCCGAGCCAGCAGACGAGCCGACCCCCGGTCGCTCTGTCGCACTCGCTCAGCGATACCTCGCCCTCAACGCCAAACGGCGCTGAGACGAACCGCAGCCCGGAGCCTCGCCCGGAGCGTCACCGACGCCACCACCGACGGCCACCACCTGCATCACAGAAAACAAAACCCCCTCTAACCCCAGGAGATTCCAATGAGCGAACTCATTGACAACCTCTCGGAGCAGCGCGCGATCGCGTGGGAAGCCGCAAAGGGCCTCCTCGATCACGCCGCCACCGAGAGCCGTGACCTGTCCGGCGAAGAAGCCGAACAGTTCGACCGCATCAACGCCGACCTCGACGCGCTCGATAGCCGTCGTGCGAAGGTGCTCGAATCCATCCAGCGTGACCGCGACATCGCGGAAAGCCGCAACCGTCTCGGGCTTCCGCTCGATCTCGGTGGCGAACGTGCCGCTGTTGCCCCGTCTGATGACGAGACTGTCCGTGCCCTCATCGCTGGCGAGCGTCGCTCGGCAATGTTCGAGAAGCGCTCCCTGATCAAGTCCGGCTCCGGTGGCTCAGTTGCCACTGGCGTTTACGACCGGATCGTCGAGCACATGGTGCAGACAAACGTCGTCCGCAACCTCGCAACTGTTGTGACCACGGCCAATGGCGAGACGCTCAACGTCCCGACCTCGACCGCGTTCTCAACGGCTTCGATCGTTGGCGAAGCCGCACAGGCTTCCGCTTCGGACCCGACGCTTGCCACGCGCGCCCTCGGTGCGTACAAGTACGTCGTCCTCGTGCAGCTCAGCAACGAACTTGCTGCTGACGCATCGGTCGACGTTGCGGGCTTCCTTGCCCGTCAGGCCGGCACGGCCATCGGTGTCGCCACTCGCGGTCACATGACCACGGGTGACGGCTCGAGCAAGCCCACCGGCATTGTCACCAGCTCCACCGCTGGCGTCACCGGTGCCGCTGCAGTTGCTGGCGTCTTCACCGCCGACAACCTCATCGACCTCCGCTACTCGGTCAACTCCGAGTACGTCGGTCAGCCTGGCGTCGGATGGATGATGTCCTCGACGGCAATGGCCGCGGCTCGCAAGTTGAAGGACACGACGAACAACTACCTGTTCGCCCCCGGCCTCAACGGCGACCCGGACTCCCTGTTGGGCTACAGCTGCCAGATCAACGACGCGATGGCTGTCCCCGCAGTCGCTGCGAAGTCGGTTCTGTTCGGTCACTTCCCGTCGTACTTCATTCGTGAAGTCAACGGCGTCGAAGTTGCTGTCTCCGATGACTTCGCCTTCGACTACTCGGTCCGCACGTTCCGCGTGTCGCTGCGTACCGATGGCCTGCTTGTCGACCAGACCGGCGCTGTCAAGCACTTCGTCGGTGGCGCAGTCAGCTAATCCGATGCACCCCTGCCGCCCACCGGATCGTCACCGCCTGACGATCCGGTGGGCAGCACCCCCACCACCTAGGAGTCCCCATGCAGGTCCGTCAACTCATCGCCATCTCCGGCACCATCGACGGCATCCGGTGGCCCGGCATCGGTGAGGTCATTGACCTCGCCCCTGCCGTCTGTGAATCTCTGATCGCCAACGGCTTCGCCGAAGCGGTCGCCCCCATCTCAAAGCGCGAGATCACCGCCGCTGATCCGACGGTCGAGACCGCCGCCATCAAGCCGGCCGCCCGCCGCACACCGAAAGCCTGAGCCGTGGCCTACCTGACTGCGGCACAGGTACGCAGTCGCGTGCCGGCCCTCGCCAATACCACCACCTACTCGACCACCGAACTCGACAGCCTTGTCGCCGAGTTCACCGAGATCGCCGAGCGTTACCTGGGCGTGGCCTTCGAGCCTCGCACGGTCACCGCCGAACAGGTCGTCCGACCGAACCGCCTGGTGAAGCTGGCGAACCCTCAGGTTCGCAGCGTCACCGCTGTCACCATTGACGGCGTCGCCCTCACGGCCGGCGAGTTGGCCGACCTGACTGTCGACCAGGTGGCCGGCACGGTCATCGACGGACTGTGGGTCGGTTCACCGGCCGCCTTGTTCACTTACTCGCACGGATACGACGCACCGACCGAAGTGCTGCTGCGTGCGACGTCCGAATACGTCCGGTCCGTCGCGTTTGCTGACCGCTCGGGCCAGTCTCGCGACGTGATAGCCCAGTCGATGGACGGCAGCTTCACCAGGTACTCGACGCCCGACTGGAATCGTGGCCGGCCCACCGGCTTCCTCGAGGTCGACCGTCTCCTCAACTCGCTCACCATCTTCTCCACTCCCGGTGTCGCGTAGTCATGGCGACCACAAGCATCCGGTGGGACGCGTGCACCCGCATCGTGTCTCTGCTCCGCGCCGATAACACGCTGACCGGTGTGACTGTCGAGCCGGGCTGGCCCGGCGACCGTGTCCCCGCCGCGCAGCTCATCTGGGTCGACGAACTCGACGGCACCTGTGAGATCCCTGTGATGACAGCGGGGCGCAAGCAACGCAACGACGACTTCGACATCCCGCTGCAAATGCGGGTCATGGGTCTCGGAACTCTCGACGACACGATGGGCAAGCTGTCGGTGCTGATCGCCGCTGTCGAGAACGTGCTGGCCGATGACACCTCCCTCGACGACCTCGACGGTGTCTTGTCCGCTGAGATCACACGCGAACGCATGACGTCCGCAATGTTCCCCGAAGGCCCTGTTGGGTTCGCCGAGGTCGTCGTATCCGTCTCGACCCGTCTGCTCTAGGAGCCACAAGTGAAGGTCACCAATTCCACCGGCATCGATCTCGATGTCGCCGCGCTGCAGGTAACGGTCAAGGCGGGCGAATCGCTCGACGTTGACGAGGTCACCGC